GTAGGTGACGAAGCACATTTATTTAAGGCAAAGTCCTTAACAAGTATTTTAACTAAGTTAGAAAACTGTAAGTATAAGTTTGGTCTTACTGGTACTTTAGACGGCACACAGACGCATAGGTTAGTCCTGGAGGGTCTTTTCGGACAGGTTGATAAGGTAACTACTACTAAAAAATTAATGGATAAAGAGACAGTTGCAGACTTAGAAATTAAGTGTATAGTCTTAAAACATAAGGAAGAAGAAGCAAGGCAAGTAAAAGATTTTAAATACTCAGAAGAAATAGATTATCTCGTACAACACCAAAAGAGAAACGAGTTCATTACTAAATTATGTAACACATTAAATGGTAATACACTCTGCCTGTTTCAACTAGTAGAAAAACATGGTAAGGTTTTACATACCATGTTACAAGAAAATTCAGATAAAAATATTTATTTTGTTTTTGGTGGTACGGATACTGAAACGAGGGAACAAATTCGTGAGATTACAGAACAGCAAGATAATACAATTATTGTCGCATCGTATGGCACTTTTAGTACTGGTATTAATATTAGGAACTTGCACAACATCGTGTTCGCAAGTCCAAGTAAGAGCAGGGTGCGAGTTTTACAGTCCATTGGACGTGGACTGCGAAAGTCTGACAATAAAGTATCGGTCAGAGTTTTAGATATTGCTGATGACTTGACGCATAACGAGAAAAAGAATTTTACATTAAACCACTTTTTAGAAAGAATAAATATATACGCAGAGGAAGAATTTAATTACCAAATAGACAGGATAAAATTATGACAGAAAAAGCACATATAATAAAATTGTCTAATGGTGAAGATATAATTGTTACATTAATCGCAGAAAACACGGAATCGGTTACAGTGTCAGATCCGCTTAGAATGAGAATATTCTCAAGACCAACGAAAGATGGGATGGTTGAGTCTATGTCATTAGGTCGTTGGATAGAACCATTTAGTGAGAAGGTAGATTATAATATATCTAAAAGTCAAATCATAACTCTAGCACCTGCGTCTTTTGCGATGAAAAGATATTATGATTATATGCTACTTACATCAAAAGAGCATCTTACTGATGTTCCAGAAATTCCTAAAAGTGAGGATGACGAAGTTACATTAGTGAATGAAAGATTAAAAGTATTACAACAATATGTAGATTCTATTAAAAATAAAAATGAGGATGAAGATAATTTCGGTGAGGATGACTTATTTGAATTGTATGATGAGGTCTCTGATAAGGTCCATTAATTACTAGTATATACTTGCCCTTGCGACATATCTGATTATAATGTTAACAACGAAAAATGTCAAGCACTTTTTTAATATTTTTTTAAAAATATTTACAATAAAAGACTTGACTTTTCTATTCCAATATTATATAATGGATACATTATTTCAAGGAACAAAATAATGACTGAAAAAAAGAAAAAAGAACATTATGTAGATAATAAAGAATTCCTAAAAGCAATGAAGGAATACAAAAAGAAGTGTGTTGAAGCAGAGGAAGCAGGTGATCCCAAACCACAAGTGACTAATTATATCGGTGAGTGTTTTTTAAAGATTGCGAATGGTTTATCATACAGACCAAACTTTATTAACTACACTTATCGTCAAGAAATGATTTCTGATGGTATTGAAAACTGTTTACAATATCTTCATAACTTTGACCCAGAAAAGTCTAACAATCCATTTTCTTACTTCACACAGATCATTTACTATGCGTTCTTGAGAAGAATTCAAAAAGAAAAGAAACAGACTCATATTAAAAATCAGATGATTGAAAATCAAATGTATGAGAGTTACACAGTAAATGAAGGTGACGATACACCTTATGATGTTCAAGGATTTGATCCAACAGTTATGTTACCTGATGAAGATGTTTATAAAACTAAATCATCAAAAGAAAAAGTTAAAAATAAATCTGGATTAGAAAACTATATGGAAGAATAATATATTATGAAGATTGCTTTGGTAACAGACACGCACTTTGGTGCTAAGTCTGATAATACAGATTTCAATGAATACTTTTATAAATTTTATGAAGGTATTTTCTTTCCATTCTTACAACAAAACAATATTAAAACCTGTATTCATTTAGGTGATTGTTTTGACAGACGCAAGTATGTTTCCTATCGTACAGCAAAAGATTTTAGAGAAAGGTTTATTACACCTTTTGCTGCTTTAGATATAGACTTACATTTAATTGTGGGTAATCATGACACATACTTTAAGAATACTAATGACGTAAACTCACTCAAAGAATTAGTAGGTGGTCGTTATAAGAACATTCATGTATATGAAGAAGCACAAGAAGTAGTATTTGATGGACACAAAATTTTATTTATGCCATGGATAAATGCTAACAATGAAATATACTCATTCGGTATGATGCAAGAAACTGATGCTGAAGTTATGATGGGTCATTTAGAAATAAATGGTTTTGAAATGCATAAAGGTCAAATACATTCATCAGGTGGATTAGACAAGAGTGTGTTTAGAAAGTTTGATACAGTATTTTCTGGTCACTTCCATCACAAATCAGACGATGGTCAAATACATTATCTTGGTACACCTTATGAATTATACTGGAACGATTATCAAGATCCTAAAGGGTTTCATATCTATGATACTGAAACAAGAGAGTTGACTAGAATCGTAAATCCATATACAATATTTGAAAAGATATATTATGACGATTCTTCAGAAGATTACGATAATCACGATGTAATACAGTATAGGGACAAAATAGTAAAGTTAATTGTTGTAAATAAAAAAGACCTATACAAGTTTGATAAGTTCACAGATAGATTGTTTTCTGCTGACTGTTTAGATGTAAAAGTTATTGAAGACTTTTCAGATATGGATGCTAGTACAGTATCAGATGATATAGTAGAAAATACAGAAGATACAATGACACTTCTACACAAATATGTAGATGAGTTAAGTGTAGACTTGGATAAAAATAGATTGAAAAATATGATGAAGTCTTTGTATACTGAAGCACAAGACTTGGAGTTATAATATGAAATGTTTGATATATGATTTTGAGACTCTTTCTACAAATATGTTTAATTGTGTAGTTGTTAATATTGCTGCGATGAATTATACTGAGGAAAGATTTACACACGATCCTTACTCATACGAAGAACTATTAGATAAATGTTCTGTAATGAAGTTTGATGTTAAAGAACAAGTAGAAAAATATGATAGAAAGATTGAGCAAGGGACACTTAATTGGTGGAAAAAACAATCAGCAGAAGCACAACAGTGTTTAAAACCATCCGATAAAGATGTTTCTATTACAGAACTGTATCCATTTTTAATTGATAAACATGATGCACCAAAGTGTGATAAAATATTTACAAGAGGAAATACTTTTGATCCTGTGTTAGTTAGATCTATATTTGATAGTATTGGTATAGAAAAAGATCCTACTCCTCATTGGATTATTAAAGATACTCGTTCTTATCTAGATGCGTTTCTTTGGGGTTCTGAATATGATAATAAATTTATACCAGAAGAAGTAAAAGATAAATTTATACACCACGATCCTAGTCATGATATTGCTATGGATGTTTATAGAATGCAATCAGTGATACAAGCAATACACGGATAATAATATGATACACTTTAAAAAAGTAAAATGGAAAAACTTTCTTTCTACAGGTAATCAATTTACAGAAATAGATTTAGATAAAAATAACACCACACTTATAATTGGTGAGAATGGTGCTGGTAAATCTACCATCCTAGATGCTTTATGTTTTGGTTTATTTGGTAAACCATTCCGTGCTATTAATAAAGCACAATTAATTAACTCTATCAATAATGCTGATACTTGTGTAGAGGTGGAGTTTATCACTGGTTCTAAACATTACAAAGTCATTAGAAGTATCAAACCAAATAAGTTTGAGATATGGCAAAATGATAAGATGCTAAATCAAGAAGCAAACAGTCGTGACTTCCAAAAGATACTTGAACAGCAAATACTAAAATTAAATTA